AGGAACCATCTGCTGAACCATACTCAAAGTTCTTTAAATACAACTGGGATAGAGTAGCGTTCTTCCCGTGAATGGCGATGTAGTTATCTGCCCCGTCAACATATAAAGCACTCGTTACATCATTCGACTCGACACGGAAGTCGGAATCATTGCCGTCTTCATTGAAGATGAAATTTCCAGAGGAGTCGATACGCATGGCTTCTGTACCGCCATACTTGAGTCGTAGACTACCACCGCCAACATTATTTGAATCTGCTTCAATTTGCAGAGCATTTCCGCCCTGACTTATTTGACTATAATACCCACCGCTGTCGGTATCTTCTAAACGAAAAATCGGGAATGTAGATGCTACATGTAGTTCTGTTGAAGGACTATCAGTTCCCACACCGACCCGATTATTCACCGCATCAACGTATAAAGTATCGGTGTCAACAGTCAACCCATCAGCCGTGACTGTGCCGTCTACGTCGATGCCTGTGTTGGTTGTGGAAAGTTTCAGATCATTATTGTAGTAAAGATCGACCTGTGCATTTTCTATTGCTTCTATTAGTTTTTCAGTATTCCCTGCGTTATTTACATTGAACTGGTTAGTCCTTACAAGAAGTTGACCTGCTCCATTATCATGAATAATAGACTTGCTACCATCATGATAAATCTGTAAATCCGACCCCGCACCAAAGATGGCTTTACGATTATCTAAAAAGTGCAAATCACCTGCACTCGTAATCCGCATACGCTCTGTGGCGGCACCGCTCGTATTTGTTTTAAATACAATGGCAGTCGAGTTAGTGGTACTATCAAATGTAGCTTCAGCCAATGCCTCAATAGATGCACCGACGAGAATAGCATCGGAACCACCTGCTTCATCTGGGGCATTAAATGTAATCTTACCGATCAAATTACCAGACTCAATCGTCGTGTCAGATGTCTGTAGATTTAGATCAAACCCAGAAGCATTTTTTAAATCAAGACCTGTGTTGTGTACGTGCGTGAGGGTAACTTCCCCATCTGCCCCGAGAGACAAAATGGCTCCATCACTGTCGAGATTGAGATCATTGGAGATATTGACGGAATCGGAATTAATATCGACAATACCAGCCGCATCGGAGACAGTGATCTCGATTTCAATATCGGCATCAATGTCTAACTGACCATCAGTAGAAGAATTAATTGCAAGTGCAGAATCACGGAACTGAATTGAAGATGATCCATCCACGAGCATGGATTCACCTAAGCCATCGATATACGCACTACCTTCAATGTACAAATCTTTATACTGAAGTAAGCTTGTACCTAAGTCTAACGTATTAGTTGTCTTAGGCTTAACTTCACTGGCAGTGATGACTAAGTCTTGTACTGGACCAACTTTCTCAATCGGTGCGCCTTCACCTGTTGTGCCATCGTGTGTGTGACCTGTTGAGGCATTAAAGGCCGATTGGACCGCATCAAACTCTCCGTCTAAATCCGAAGCATTGATGATGTTCCCATCTGCAATGTTATTGGCGGTGTCGTTACGAGTGTACCCAGCCATAGTTTATCGTCTCCCGTGTACTGCGTATTCTAAGGTTGTTGCATCTAAAGAGAATGGAGGATCAGTCCCCTCAGAAATAAATTGCAGGGACACTGTGAATCCACTGCCGATTACCTGCGTTCCAAATAATTTCTTCAACTTCGTTCCATATGTTGTTGACCCATATACTGCATCGCCGTAAAAACCAACTGCACCTGTTGCGTTACTTAATTCAATCGGTGTCGGTTGGATTGTACCTTCAGTATCAAAGTCATATTTTAAACTGACATTTGTTGTGACTGATCCCTGTGGATCAGCATATAAAAATAATTTATAAAATGTTTTACGGAGTCTTGGATCATCATTAATCGAAACAAACGGTGTTGAAAATGTTGCAATAATATCTTCACCGTCAAAACTGTTTCCGCTCTCCATTTGATAAACATATCCATCAACATTCGCAAACAGAATTGTTTCTGTTGTACTCGTGTAGACAGAGTATGTAACATAAGCACGAATACCACGAAGTTCTGCCCATGCCATGTTCTCACCGCCTTGGCCTGAGAACTGAGTACCTAAGATACCGACAGCAGATTCTTCAGTAATATTGTCATTATATCCAAACAATCGGTATTGTGATTTTTCACGAACAACAATTGAAGAGTATGACGTAGACTTAGTAATAAAATTATCAAACTCAGACTGAATGACTTTCGATATAACAGCTAATCCGAAGTCACCAATTCGTTCAGTACCAGATATCATTCTCAATCCATCTGGGGCAAGGAAGATAATATCTCCACCAACTTCTTGGATCGTATCTGTTTCGATACATCCGATGTCATCAGTAATTGATTGCAACTGAAAATCTGCAATCGTATTACCAGCTAGCCGCATGATGCGCTGTTCACAGAAGATAATTAACTGTTCTCTGAAAACAACAAGCCCAGTAATTGCAGAGCCTACGTCAATGTCACCAGCACCGTTGGCCGCATTGAAACCGTCTTCATCATATGGAGAACTGAACGTCAGTTGATTGTCTTTTCCGTAGAATGCATGGTTCTTAAACATTGCGACATGGTCTGCACCAATCACTGCTGATGGAGCATCGTCCATCGATACAAAGGTATTACCATCGTAATACGCAGGAGCGTTTGTTCCATCAACAAACAAAAGACGATCTGTATTCGCAAATCGGTATTGAACAAACCGATGTTTCTTACCTGCTGATCTTGGTCTACCCGTTGATAAAAAGGTAATCACAGCATCATCTGCAGGACTGGACGCTAGGCTCGGATTGATCGTCAGTGTCGCCGCACCCGATGTCACAGTCACTGCGGCAGTAATCGTGTAAACTTTTTCAATACCAGCAACAGTAAATGTGTCACCAACTTGTGGTGTCGTGTCAATACCGTCAACATCTAAAGATGTCCCTGTTTGGCTACCGCCATCAACAAGAACAGTACCGTAGTCGGGGACATTAATCTTAGTCCACCCAGATCCACTTGATTCAAACAGATCAGAGTTACGGTAGGCAATTGCTCTTGATCTGAAGTAGGCAACACCTTCGATAGCATCTTCAGTATTACCAAACTCAACTAATGACTGATCATCTGGCGAACTTTTTAATGCTTCTGTAAGTGTCAGTGTTGCAGATTTATTGGCTGAACTGTACGTGACACCGCCTGTGCCAATAGTGTATTCGTATTTAAATGTAAGTTCTAAGTTATCTGCAAGAGCTAACTCTGTCGATAAAGTAATGGTACTGGTTCCAGCATCAAATGCAGAAACAGTCACTCCAGATGCAATACCCGAACCTTCTACAATCATACCTGCAGAGATAGTTCCTGAAATATTATCAACAACAAGCGATGTAGATGCTATTTGCTCACCTGTTTCAGGATCTGTCGTAATTCCATCCACATCTGCAGTCGCATGAGTCAGGATAAAAGTATCAGCATCCTGTGGCTCAGTGAATAAATTAGCAACGTCTAAAGTTGTACCTGTCTGACTACTACCCTGTACCCGTGGGTCACCGTAAGGAGGTACGTGATCTGTATCGTATTTACTGAAACCTTCAATGCGACGATAGCCACCTTCTACAGATGGCTCAAAATTACGCAATGTCCTTGCAGATCCGGGAAAACGACTACCCAACTGCAGTGGCGAAAGGTTAGTCAGTAACCCACCACCGAATTCAAACTGATAAGTGCCCCACTGGTCTTGAGCCATTTATAGTCTACCTATATACGCATCCGAAGCACGAGTTCGATTGATCGCAGTAGAACGAAGGTATTCAGTCCGGTTAATGAGAATAGTTCTCATATTCTTGACACCTTCATCCAATTTATCTTTCATCAACACAGCATCTTGCGAGTTACTACGGAACAAGTAAGCATAGTACATTGCACCATCGACAATAATGTAGCGGAACCGCTCTGGAATATTCGGAACATCTGTTGCATTTTCTAAGTCAACAGGGAATCTGAAATATTCATAGACGAGTGTATATGCTTTATCTGGTGCAGGAACAAGTCCGTATTCGTTACTCGGTGCTCTAAACACATACTCAGGAACACCACGTTGTCCTGTACCTGTATTGTATTCCTGATCAATAAATTTTTCTAAGTACTCTTCGTAAGACAGGATACGGAGTTTGCGGGTATCATTACCTAATGTATCATCTCTTTTAACACGGAAGGTATCCATGTCTGGTGTTTTCATGTCCGTTGGAAAACCATACCGTGTTGTACCGGCGGTCAACTCATCTTCCTGTTCTACGTGATTAAACGGCCACTCAAATTGTGATTGGTTAATATGGCGAATCGCTGAATTAACTGCGTCTTTACCTTGCTGATAAAAACCAACAGCACTAGCAAAATTTGATGAAGTCAATTGAACTTCATTTAAACGAGCGTTGACATCATTGACCAATCCCAAGAAATCATACGCCATGTTACTTTTCCTTTACTTTGAGTTTGATACTGCGTTCTGCTTGACTGCCTGTTGAATCAATCATATTGCAGAAGAACGTGTACTCTTCATTATTTGTGCCGCCTCCAATGTTAATTGTGGCAACAGTGTTCGTGTTTGTTTGAGAGACATTCTGAATGGTATCTGTTGTGGCACTTCCAGACGCTACAGTCAGTGTTTCACCAGAAGCTAATGTTGTTTTTGTATTATATGCTTTTGATTTAACAGACCAAGTAACAGATGAAATTGTGGCAGTCCCTAAGAAACGGGACCAGTCTACGCTGTAATCTAATTGTTCATCGGGGTCTTTGCTAGGCCAACGAAAGCTCATTCTTAATCCTCTGTTACGTAAACGGTACGTTCTGCTGATGTAGTTTCTGCAAATACATAAACAGTTCTGTCTTCCGCATCGACATACACAATTCGTCCGGTACTCGCTACGTCAGCAAAGACAAATACAACACGGTTTTCTTCAGGTACAAGGACAGTTCTGTCAAACGATGATAAGGACATTATGCCGCCCTCGGTACTAACACTGTCCTACGACGACTGTATTGCTCACGCACTGCTTGGAAGTCAAATACGACGGCTGTAACTGTCGGTTCACCGATTGTTCCAGTCGCTGGGGCATCGTTTAATGCCTCCAGTACATTGACGGTGACTCCGTTAACTGCGCCAGTTGCACTAACTCCATTGAGTACTTCAGTCGGCTTCTCTTCAAGTGTATTGACAAGGCCAGTTCCTTGAACGCCAGTAAGTGTTACCGTATTACTGTGTTCAAGTGTGCCGATACCTCCAGTACCGACAACACCACTAATCTCAGCTTTTAAATTAACTTG